GCGTACATGCTGGCGCGGTACGTTTCGCCAGTTGAATTCAGGGTCATGTCGCGAGCGACCCCCTGATTGATGATGCGGCGAAGTTTGGCCCCGCCTGCATCCAACCGCTTGCGTTCCTGTGCCAGAAAGTTCGGCAGGTCGGTTTCGGTGACGATCTGACCGAGCGGCGACGTCATTTCCTCATACTTCGTGAGAAGCCGTGCCGTGACCGACTGCGTGAACATATCCTGAATCGTGGTCGTCGAGAATGCGGCTCGCAGCCACGCATCGGACGACGGATGGCCCATCGCGTGCAGGTCGATCCCGTCCTCGCGTGCGGCCACGTTCATCAGGTCGGTGAGCGCGTAACCGTTCCAGCGCGAAGTCTGATCCATCCACTGTTGCCGCGCGGTGCTGTTGACCGGCGCTCGCAGATTTGCCGAGGCCTGAAGCAGTTGAGTTCCTTCGCGAGTGAAGAAAGCGCGACCGTCAATCGGGACGTTGATCCGTTGCATGATCGCTCCGGCAAGCGACGCGAGGATCGTCGCGCGATCTCCACGGACTCCAGCGCGGCCCGGCGTGATCGGACCAGGTCGGCGCTGGCGGCGGACGTGCAGTTCGACCTCTTGAGGGCTCCATCGGTTGGCGATGGCGTGAGCTCGCAGGCTGACTTGCTGTCCGGCGACCCCGGCCACGGTCGGCAGTTCGGTCGTCGGATCTTCGGCACGAAGTGTGGAAATGACCTCATCGACTGCGGTGATTCGGTTTTCGGCTTCGATCTCCAGTTGCTCCCGGCTGGTCAGTGTGGGCGGTGCTGGTGCTGGTGCTGGTGCTGGTGCTGGCGGATCGCCCGCCGTTGGTGCTGGCGCGGGTGCCGGTGCTGGTGCCGGTGCCGGTGCTGGCGGGTCGGCTGGCGCGGGAACGTCATCCTCGGCGTTCGGGTTCGCTGCGGCCCATGTCGGGCGAAGCGTGTCGAGTTGGATGGCGGTCATCGCTGCGATGACAAAACCGAGTGAACGCAAGTAGGCGGCAAATTTCATCTTGGTTGGTCCTTGATTGTGAGCGGCCCACGATGCGGCCAGAGTTGCGACAGCGCCGGTTGTGTCGGCCCCTGTCGATGTGAAAGTGATTTCGCGGAGATCCGAATTCCTAGCAAGTATCAACGGGCCATGCAAGACCTGACCGTTTGCGACGATTTCGACCCCCTCGGCGACCATTTCCAGATCGTCCATTTCGGCGTGAGCGCCGATCGACAATTGCCATTCGAATCCGTCCGCTGCGCTGTCCACGACCTTGTCCCGGAATGGTGTCGCGGCTGACGTGATCGCAAAGCCCGTGATCCGTGTCGCCTCGATGACGACGTTCATCGTGTGGCCGACCTCCTGATCGGATTTGTGATCGAGCAGCGCGGGAATCGGCATTTTCGACGCCCGTGTCATCGAAGCCAGATCGAAGACGACCGGCGCGGGCCAGCCCGGAATGTTGCACTTTCCCCCGGTGTAGGCGAGCAGTTTGAACTTACGGACCTTGCCCGTGGTTTCGGCTGACGCTTCGAGGGTTGCGAGTCCGCCGGGAATGCAGATATTGATTCCGCCTGCGGCTTCGAGTTTGGCGATCCTGCGGCGGTTGGCTTGCTTACTCATCGTGTGGCCTTCGCTTTCTTGTCCGGCGGTCCGCCGGTGGTTGGTGGTGCCGGTGCTGGCGTGAGTCCAGCGCCGAGAACTGCGATCGCCGCGACCGGGAACAATGTCCGGAAACGGGCCTCGCGGAACTGTTCGATCGTGATCCCGTGCGACCGGGCCGACGCTGCGTCTTCTTCTTCGGGATCGACCCCGTCATCCTCTTGCCAGAACGACGGCGATGTGAGACCCGACCCGACGGCGACCTGTCGGCCCGTATATTCTTTCATCGTGTCCTGATGGCGCTTGCGGTTCCAGCGCCATTCGTGTGCAGGTAGTCCGTCGGCGTACTCTGCCGGGATCTCGCCGACGAGCGCGGCCTCCTGAAGCCAGTGCGTCAGAAGTTTGTCGAGTCCCTCGGTCTCCCAATCTTGACGCTGTACATCGACATCGGTCTCGTAGTCTTGCCGACCGAGTTGTCCCGATGCGTAGTTCGACCCGATGGCATCGCCTGTCGCTATGTGCGACGGCTGTCCGATCGGCCTGCCGGCTGCGCTGACGTTGTGTCGCATGAACTCCGAATGCGTGGCCGTCGGCTGTTCAGCTTTCAACTGGCTGGCTTTGTGGCCCTCCGGCAAAAACGTCTGCGTTCCGTAGGTGATCGGCATTTCGACCGCTGCATCGACCGGCTGATACACGATTTCGCCGTCATCGAATTTATCGACGTTCGTCTCGATCAGGACGGTATGCTTTGCGGCTGTCGTGGCGGCATCCAGGACCGCTTTTTGATAAATCCGCATCATCGGCCCGTTGCCGATTGCGGTCGCCATTTCGGGCACGGCTCGCCCCTGCGATGGTCGTTCCTGACACCAGACATCGATCACATATTCTGCGTCGATCGGCTTCGGCTGCGCGCCGGGATTGTCGGCGGGGTGTTGGTCGAGAATCCAATACCGCAACGGATTGCCAGCCACGTCCAGTTCCTTGCCGTCGAGCGCGTACGCCGCTTGCCAGTTTCCGTTCGAGAGTTGTCCGAACGGCGCTCGCACCTGATCGTCCTCGAAGGGCACAAAATCCAGTTTCACTTTTCCCTTGAGTCTCTCGTTCGTGATGACCAGCGCCATGCCCGACCCGTCGGTGATTTTGGCATAACACATGGTCCGAAGTTTGCGCGGTGCTTTGACAAGTTTCATCCATGCGTTGAACTTCTGTTCGATGGCCCGTGCGATCTCCGGCTTGCCATCCAGTTTCACTTCGAGAAACGGGCCGCGCCCGATGACCCAATTCACGGCGGACCGTGCTGATCCCTTCAGCCAGGCGTTCGCCTGCAGAATCTCGTACCGGCTCCGGTCGATCAGTGTCCGGCGAGTCTGCGGGTCGAGCGCGGAAAGCCCGGACTCGAAGCCCGCGCGACCGAATAGCTCCGTCAGTGCCGTGTCGGCCATGTCCGCCACGTCATAGGCTGCATCGAGTCGGACGACCTTGCGGGTCGGTTTCGCCGGGTTCGGTCGCTGGATTTTTTGCCGGTTGATCCGCATCGCTGTCCGCGTGAGTGTTTGTCGTTTTGGCATTATGGCCTCGGATGAGTGAGTCGGGTTCGTTTGAGGGTTGATCGCCCGGCGGGCAGTCCTGCGCTTGCGGCTTGCTGATTTTTGTAGCGCTCGTACGCGATGCGGTCGGTCAGTGAGTGTTCTTCATTTGTCTCGCCGCCGACCACGCTTCTTTTCGGCATATTGGCCGCGTCGTCGATTGGTAGTTCGTTCGCCATCGTCGTCGGCTTTCTCTTTCTCGGCGTGAAAATTGTTCGGGGTGCGTGTCACATTCCTAGCACGGCAGACCGTACAAATCCAGACCGCTTGAATCGCTCCGAGTGTTTTCCACTGGCGTTCGATTAAGAATTGCGGGCCGCCACAGTGACAGCATTCCTCCGGCTCGACGAGTCCGTGTTGCATCATCGCCCCCGTTTTTTGAGGCCGATGTCGGCCTGAGTGAGTTTTTTCCGTTGGCGTTTGGGGGCGATTTTGTTGCCCGGTGTCCGAAGCCCGTCGACCTCAGCGCCGACCCGTGTCATAATCGCGCAGTCAAGCCAGTGATCCTGATCCCGGCCCGGCTTGTTCTGCCAGATTTCGATTTCGCGTTTTGTGTCCACTGACAGCCTGACCGCTTTGGCCGCCAGATGAGACGCGAGAACGGTATCCTCGACCGTGCCGTTATAGGTCAGCGATCCCGGTGACCCCGGTTCGGTTGCCAGCGCTTTTTGAAACTGCGAGCGGAAAAAATTGGCGTCGAATAGGACCCCTTTCGGCTCGCCCGGCTCCCGTTTCCAATACCACTCGACATCGGGTCCGACCCGGTGTGATTTGAGCGGCATCGGTCTTGAACTGATCGGATTGTCGTTTCCACCGACCGCGACCCCGCCCGCCGGTATCAAAAGTCCGGCGAACTTTTCTTCCAGCGCGACCGCCGCGATCGGCTTGCGTGACTTGTGCCATCGCCAGTCGATGAGCCTCGGCCCCTCGGGAATCGCCAGCGGTTCCGCGTCCAGTTGTTTGTTCAGGGCCCGGATCGCCATTTGTAGCGTTTCCTCCCAGGTGAACTGCTGCCGTGGATATTCTGACCGGATCCACGCACGCAAAGTCCGTGGCGGTGCCAGGTGGTGGAAATCCTGCGAGGGCTGTTTCGGGAACGTGCCCCATTGGTAAAGCCAACCGGTCATGTCCGGCGACCATGCGGACCGCGCGAAATACAGCAAGTGTTCCTGCACGTCGATCCCGGTTGTCACGATCGTGGCCTGCGGTGGAATGACCCCCCGTCGCATGCCGTTGAAACGCGATGCGATCCCGCGCTGATCGAGATAGATCGACAGGTCGTCCTCGCCCTGCGGGTCCTGTTGTTGCTCCGCGAGGAATGACAAGCGGTCGGACAGGTACCGATCCATCAGGCCCTGAATCGCGTCGATGGCACCCGGCTCGATGCGGCTGGCCCATGTGACCTCGCAGCCTGCGGTCATTTCGGCGCGGTGGTCTTTGTAGAATTCCGTCGCCCGTGTCCGTGCTTTGTCTCCCCCGGCGAGATCCTCCCGACGCAGTTCGTCGTACTCAATCCATCTCGGATTCTCGGCTCGCAGGTCGTCCGGCATCCGTGGCATCGCCGCGACCCTGACCCCGGCGTATTCTGGCCGCTGAGTTCTGTCGGTGAATTCGTAGGCCAGGTCATGTTTGACGATGACCGTGCAAGGCATCAGGATCGCCAGTTTTGCCCCTGGGCCTGCGACCCCCTGAATCGCTTGCCTGATTTTTTTGGATCGGCTGGCGACCTCTTTCGGCTGCCGTGCGGTGGCGTCGTCCTGCGGATCGTCCAGCATGACCAATTGCGGGCGGACGTTGCTCCCATCGACGCGGTCATAGTTTCGCCCTCGGATCGATCCCGAGTCGATCCCCGTGCAACTGATGACCGCCTCGGACCCCGGTGCGCCTGGCATATACGGCAGAATCAGATCGGGCCGCGATTTGATCCGAAGCAAATTCCCCCGGTACGTTGCGGTTTGTTTTGTTGACCCGCTGAGAACGCGCATCGGGTAGCAGATTTCAGGATACAGATTCAGAAGCGGTACCGACGTTTCGAGTCGCCTGCGAATCCCGTCGCGTTGGGCGGTCGCCATTTCCGAGTTCGCCCCGACGATCATCGAATAACTGATCCGCCCCGTCAGTGCCCCCCACATGCAAGCGGCGACACTGATCTGCGTCTTTCCGAATCCGCGTTCGCACGCGTACGCTTTGTGCCCGCCGGTCTCGATCAGTCTTTGAATCTCGCCGATCAGTTCTTTGTGTGCGTCAGAGAACGCGAGCGAAAAAATGTCCGGGAACGCTGTCGAGCAAAACGTGATCAGGTCCGAGTCGCAGGCCGTTCGCAGGCCGGTGTCGGTGACCGCCGGAATTTCCCCGATGTCCCTCGCCTGAGCGAGCGCAATTTTTTTCTGTTGCTGAACGTAGGCCGCTCGGTTGAACGGCTTCTGCTCGACCCGTTCCTCCCAATGCAGACGGACGGCTGCGACCAATCGGAAAAAATTGAACGTGCCGTCTGCGTTGGCGACTCGGCGGCCCCACATTTCCCGCCAGTGCTTCACCAGCCGTTGATTCAGTGTGCCGGGGACCAGCGTATTGACGTGCCCGATCAGTTGCGCGACCGTAATCGCGTTGAAGTCGATCGCCGTCTCACTCGCCGGTGGTTGCTGAATCATCAGGCCGCCCCCCGCGTTTCAATTGGATTGCCATGAACGCGAGGACCGCCCACATCGACCAGGTTCCGTCGGCGTTGCGCGGGCAGTTGTATTTTTCCAGAAGCGGAATCGTGTTCGCCGATCCCTTGAAAAAGACACGGATTTCGTCGCTCGTCATGGCCGTCGGATTTATTTTCTGAATTTCCATAAATCACCTGCGACTGTCGTTGCAATTGTTCCGATGACGGAATAGACTGCGTTCAGTTGAGTTGTGTTTCACTTGTCTCGAACGGAACCAAAATCATGTCCACAAAATTCGTTGCCCCGCCTGTTGATAATGACCTGCGAGCCCTGGCGCTTCGCGAAAAATGCCATCATGTTATTGCGGTCCTCGATTGCGAGTGCATCGACGATCTGATGGACGAAGTTCGCGACGAAGCGGTTCGAGAATGTGACGGGCTGGTTTGTGACCTTGAACCAAACGACGAATCGATGGCCCGTGCGATTGATTCGTTCCTCGATCGTTTGCTTGCCTGAGTTGTTGATCGGGGGTCGCTTGTTGCGGCCCCCTGTTTTGGTGTTTTGTTTTTCCCTGTTTCGAATGATCTGGAGAATTTATCATGGCCCATGAAATTACCTCGACCGACGGTTTGGTTCTGAATCAGGTTCCTGCGTGGCACGGTCTCGGGACCGTTGTCGCATCGGCTCCGACTCCGACCGAAGCCCTCGAACTGGCTGGCCTTAACTGGACGGTCGAATCGTCTCCCCTGTACGCTCTCACCGAGGACGGACAGCGGGTCGTTGTTGAAAAGCACCGCGCGAATATCCGTCAGAATCCTGACGGATCGAAATCGGTCCTCGGTGTCGTCGGTGAGAACTGGAAAGCCTTTCAGAACTCTGAACTGGCTGCGTTCGCAGAAGCCCTCGCAGAGAACGACGACCGGGTTCACGTTGAGTCTGCGGGCTCGATCCGTGGCGGAAAAAAAGTATGGTTCCTCGTCCGTGGCGAATCGTTCTCGGTGCGTGCCGATGATGTCATGGTTCCATATATGTGCCTGTCGAACGGCTTCGACGGAATGACGGCCGTCCGGATGACCCCGACGAGCGTTCGGGTAGTCTGCTCGAATACGCTGCATGCCGTGATCCCGGACGGCATCGGCTCGGCGAATAAGGAAACGGCCGGGTTCACCACCAGCCATACCGGAAATCTGATGTCGAGACTCGACGAAGCGAAACGAGCGCTGCGGCTTTACAGTCACGCGATCGAATCCAGCCGTGAAGCGATGGACAAACTCGCCGCCGACGAATGGACATCGGAACGGATTCAGCGCTTTCTGCTCGAATCGTATGAACTGGATTTCGGCAAGATCCCGGAATCCCCGACGCAAGGTTCCGGTCGCCTGAAAGCAATGTCCGCGATCGGGTCGATGCTGGAACGGTTTGAACGTGAAGAACAGATCGCCGGTGCGACCGCGTGGAACGCTTTCAATGCGTACAGCGGTTGGCTGCAGAATGACCGGTCGATCCGGGTCGCTGACGCTGACGCTCGCGAGGACCGCCGCGTCGGGCTGAATCTGTTCGGCAAGAACGCTGAACGAACGTCTGCGGCTTTCCAGCGGGCGATCCGGTTCGGTGCGTAGTGTCGTGCTGAGTGTTGCGGGGTCGCATTGTGCGGCCCCGCTTTTTTCGTTGAGACTTTCAAGGACCAGACCAATGACCAGCATGGACAGAAAACGGTTGACGACCATCGAAGCGGCTTTCATTTTGGGGATCTCGGACACGCTCGTCCGGCGTTATTGTCGGACAGGCAGACTCGGGCAGCGGATTGGTCGGGACTATTCGATCACCATGGCGCAGTTGAAAGCCTTTTCGGCGATCCCTCGGCCCCGTGGCCCGCGACCGAAGAAAAGCCGTCAGGTCGCGAACAGTTGAGCGTGCGACAGCGGGTCGTTTTGCATTTCGCCGAGCGAACAGGTCGTGACCATTTCGGCGGATTGCTGGCGGACTCCCCGGCATCCCATGCACGAGTGATGCGCGCGGATCATAACGGCTGATCCGCGTGCCCCCCCGTGTTCCATGAGTGCGGTCGCGATCTGTTCGGTCATGCGTTCCTGCACCTGAAGCCGTCGCGCGAAACACTCGACCAGCCGGGCCAGTTTCGAGAGACCGATCACCGTGTCGCCCGGCAGATATCCGACGACCGCGGTGCCCACGAATGGCAACAGATGATGTTCACAGAGTGACGTGAAGTCGATCCGGCGAAGCCAAACGGGCTCGGTCGATACGACATCGAATCGCTTCGACAGGATTTTTTGAGGGTCCATCCGATAGCCCTCCGTCATCTCGCGCAGGGCCTTGACGACCCGCGCAGGCGTGTCGATCAGGCCATCGCGTTCGATGTTTTCCCCGATGGCGTGCAGCAAGACCTGGACCGCGAGTTCCGGTTCGCCGATCGGGACCAAAATCCCCCGGCTGAGTGGCCTCGGTTGTTTCACCTGAGCCCCGCCAGTTTGTGTTGCTGCAAACTGATCGACCAGGGTGGATTGTTTTGGCATAGTTGTTCGACCCATTTCAAAGTTCGTGACGGAACGGAAATGCCCTCGAATGCAGGGCTGAGAAAATAATGCGAAGCCACGACCCGAGTTTTCGGGACGCCTTGCCCGTAGCCTCGGACGTACTTGACCTCGCTCGCGGTCAGTTGTCTGATCGCGTGTTCGGCGACCTTCGGGCTGACGGTGATCCAGTCCAGCCCCGGCGGAAGTTCGATCGACCCGTTTGTCTCGATCGCAATCCAAAGCCCGGCGGCTTTCATTTCGGTGATCAGATCGGCGTCGATTTGTAGGCCCGGCTCGCCGCCGGTCAGGACGACAGAAAACGTGGTCTTGCGGGCCTCCCATTGAATCGATTCAATGATCTGCATGGCAGTCAGAGACCGCCCGGATTCGAATTCGGTGTCGCAGTCGAATCCCCCCGGCGACAGCGGTCCGGGCTCGATGCGACAGCGCAGGTTGCACCCGGTGAATCGGACGAAAACCGCCTTCATCCCGGCGTGAAATCCCTCGCCCTGTTCGGTCAAAAAAATCTCGTTGATCCTATACGTTTTCGGCATCGGCATAGCACGTCTCCGTTTCGTGAATCCTGACCCGCTTGATTCGGATCCCTGAGTCCTTGAGAAGTTTGTCGCAGATTCCGAGTAGAAAACTGGCCATGTTTTCAGCCGTCGGATTGTCCGGCATGACGAAAAGTTTCGACCCCGGCACGGACAGCAGCGCCGCCTCGACATCGTGGTCGTTCATGTGGATCAGGAAACCGTGATCCCAATACCGATCGATCCAGCCTCCGACTATCCGTTTGATTTCAGAAAAGTCGATGACCCGCCCGACCGTGTCCAGGTTGCCGGTCGCCGTTATCTCGGCTGCGTAGTTGTGGCCGTGCATGTGAGCGCATTTCGACTCGTGGCCGAGGACCCGGTGCCCAGCGCAGAACGTGAGTCGCTTTGTGATGGTGATCGTCATCGCTTGCTGATCCTTCGACAGAGAAAAATGAACCCGGCAGAGAACAGGAATCCGCCGACGAATTTTGTGCCCGCTTGCGCGGCTGCGATTTGGGCCGACCATGTGTCGAACGCGATGATCGGAAACAGGATCGAATCGACCGTCGCAGAGACCGCGTTCGATGCGTTCATTCGGGTCAGGGCCGATCGTCCGGCGAGCGCCTGATACACTGCTGCATCGGAAGCCCCGGCGGCTGCGAACGCTGCGAAACTGGCGACCGCGATCGGCATCGCTGCGACCGATAGGCCGAACGACAGAACTGATCCGGCGGCGATGAGAGCGGTCATGCGTGGCCAAAGATACTGCGGCCCGTTGTCCGACCAGCGCCGGTGCAATGTGTCGCGCGTGAGCATGTCGAACGGAATCAAGATCGCTGCCGTGAATGGCAGTGCAGCTTGACCCCAGCGACTGACGGACCAGTTCGCGACGACGATCGCCGCGAGAAACAGGACGACCGAAACGACCTCAAACGATCGAGAAACGCGCGCCGTTTTCTCCATCTTCTTCGACCTCCGCAAAGTGTGCCCCGAGTTGCTCGACCAGATGCCGTGCCCACGTTTCACATGACCAGGTTTCGGCTTTTGGTTTCGCCCGCAAAGCGACCTCGGTCGCCATTCGTTTCAGTTCGATGAACTCCAGATCCCGATTTTCGTGCGTGACTTTGAACCCGACCCGGCAGTGAAAAATGTGCCGGTGCGGGCTCGCCAAGTATGCGTGCTGCGGTGGCGCTTCTGGCCATCGGTGGAACGCTTCGAACTGGAAACGGACATAGATTTCGAGGGCCGGTGTCACTTGTTTTGATCCTCAAAACGGCTCGCATAGTGTGCGTTCATAAGGGCCTGACAGTGTTCGTCGAGACAGACGACCGCTTTCGATTTTTGGTGGTTGGCTCCGGGCAGTTTGTCCCGGTCCTTTTTGAGACGGGCATAGGATAGCTCGCGAGTGAACCCGCCGAGTTTGTTCCAGAGTGCCGTGCCCATCCAGCGACCCTGCGAATACTTGACCGAGGCCAGCCACGCCGACGAATCGCAGGAATGAGTCGGCATCGACACGAGCGTCGGCGACGGGGTCACACCTAGCAAGTGAAGCCAGGTTTCGGGGTGTTGCTGCATCCACTGTTGAAGCCGTGCCATGATTTTCAGACGCAGACCGACCGAGGCATCGACCATGTTCCCTACGAAGATTGTCGGATATTTTTTCGCCAGTTCGTCCAGGTAGTCCCATCCGTCAATGATCGGGTGAAAGACGGGACAAACGGTCAGACCCTCGCTTTCAAGGTAGGCCCGCGTGCGGATTTTGGACTCGCGCCCGCCGACATCGATCTCGACCAGGGCGAAAGTGTCCGGCAATAGCTTCGCGGTCTTCAGATAATGGTCGAGCAGTTGCGGGAATCCATCGAGTTGCTCGGGCGGAAGCGACAGCGCCCCGGTCAGACTGAGACCGTGAGCCCTGGCGTGATGCGAACAGACCTCGAAAACTCCCGAGTCGATGATCAGTTTTTTGCCCTGATCGACCCACCGCGTTATATCGGCGATGTGTTTTCGGGTCCGAATGTTGGGCATCGCGATCAAAATCGCGTCATGGAATCGGCTGACGATGAGAGCGTCCAGCATCATGCAGGCGAGAAAATAAACTGGCGTCATAGTTTCACCACCGATCCAGTTGAATGAGCGTCCTCCCACCAGTCGAGAGTGACCGAGGCCACAAACAGGACCGGCTGCACGATGACCATCGGCCTCAGCTTCGCAGTGACGGTCAGGGCGACCAGCGGGCCGCCGTACGGGACATACAGCGGTTTCGGGGTGACTTTCTGGCACAATGCGAACGCTTCGGGCCATGAATCGAAAACGTCTGCGACCATGAGAAAGTGACGGTCAGAGAGCGACCACGTTTCCCCCAATTGGACGACGTTTCGGGGCTCGTATCCGTCGGTGGACAGGGCAGCCAGGACGGTCCCCTCGGCGCTGAGTGCGGCTGCGGCGGCTTCGTCTGCGGGTATTGAGGCCATCAGCGCGGTCATCATTTGGCTGAGTGGCTCGTTTTCGAATGTTGTGTCGTCCATCAGTGCCATCAGATTCAGGCCGTTCATCCCCGCCATCGCTGCGATCGGGTCGAAAGATGCGAGGATCTTGCGGGCCTCCCCCTCGTCCACATCGAGAACGAGACAGGGCACCATCGTTCCGGCGGGCTGTTCGGCTCGCAAGTGTCCGTCAATGACCTCGTACCGGCCGTGCCCCGTGCTGCGGACCATGACCGCCCCGCACCAACCGAGTTCGGTCAGTGCCCCCGCCATCGCTGCTCGCTGGGCCTCCGGGTGCGTTCGCCAGTTGAGCGGGTTTGCATCGAGGATCTCGGCGGGCAGATTTTCGAATCTGCTGATCCGGTTTCTGATCCGATCGACCGGCGATTCCGGGGTCGGCTCGGGTGTTTTGGCGGCTGCTTTGGCCTTCGCAGGCTGTTTTTTCGGTGCCATTTCGGCTCGGGTCCTTTTCGGTGTTGGTCGTGCTGGTCTGGTCGGAACTGGTCAAAAACTGGCCACAGGTCTCAAATCACACCTTTGTTTGGCCACGTTAGGTCCCTTTTTCATCTACAACTCTA